ACCTCTGGAGTATTCCCGAATTAACCATCTNACATATTGATTATTNTGNGTNGGNTCGATTTGATCNAANTGATCTAACAAAGAATTTAATTTCGCTTGATCATCCAGTTTTGCTAAATTACTAGAAAAATGGGTATCATTCGAAATGGCCTGCAATAGTTTAGGGCCAGATTTTTGAATCTCTTTATCTCTGATATATTCAAGAAGTAAAATGTGTGCAATGTTCATGACTAAATGTCTCCTTATACCAATGTATTTATGAATTTATTTGTTTAGCACCACCCATTGTAACGGGGGAGTTCATATGGTTATTCCAATCTGATTCCCACATTTCAATATAATCAAATCCAGCATCAGTGAACATATTCTTTTTCTTAATTGTATTTTCGTATAATTGACCAAACGATTTACCCACAGTCGGGTTGATATCATCCTGATCAAATTTGTCTGGATTACCATGATAGTAATCACCATGAAACTCATATACTGTTTTAGTATCCGGATCATATCCATCAACCGAATATCTTTTATTACTAACCAATCCAAATACTTCTCTATGTTCTATATCATTGGGTATTCCCAATGAATCAAGCCAATCATTGGCTGGTTGAGAAATTCTATGTGAACATTTTGGGCACCCATTTCTACCGTTCAAATGGTGATTTGGCGTTTGGACAAACAACCCATGTATTTTACATATTATTTGTATTTTGTTGTTAATTCCGGTATATTCATCTGGGTATTCGTAACGATCACCATGAACTATCCTAGCTCTTTTCAGAAAATCATCATTGGTCATTGTTCCAAGTTTTACTGCATTTTCTAAACCGCATTTTGGGCATCCTTGTTTTCCACATGTATGGTTGTTTGGTATTTGCTTAAATAGGCCATGTATTTTACATATAATAGTAATTGGAATTTGATTATTAACATATTCTTCTGGATACTCATATCGATCTCCATGCACGTCTCTAGCCTTAGATACAAACTGAGAGTGGGTTAATGTTAATTGTTTTTTAACATCTTCCAATCCACATTTTGGACATCCATGTTTGCAATTCACATGATTGTTGGGGGTTTGATAGAATGGCCCATGTTTCTTACATAGTATTTGCATCTTAGTATGAGCACTGATATATTCATCTGGGTATTCATATCGGTCTCCATGCACTTCTCCAGCCTTAGATACAAACTGACTATGGGTTAACCGATTACTTGTAGACACAACATTAATCCCACATTTTGGACACCCGTGCCCTGCAAGATGTGTTTCTGGCGTTTGTGTAAAGTCTCCATGGATATCACAAACGATGGTTACTCTATCTCTAAGGCCAGTGGCTATCATTGGGTATCTATACCGATCACCATGAGTCAATTTGGCTCTATTAATGAAAGAGGTATGGCTAAATCTAACCACACCATTACATTCATAACATTTACTTCCGTTTAGATGATGCTTTGGTTGTTGATAATATGTACCGTGTTGTGGGCAAATAATTTTCACAGGGATATTCATTTTAACGTATGGGTCTGGGTATTCATAAAGATCACCATGAATCAACCTAGCTCTTTTCAGAAAATCATTATGTGTTATTTTTTTGCTCATTTTACATTCCAAAAAGGGGCCAGAATTTCTTCCAGCCCCTCAAGTCTTATATAGTTTCGATATTATGCAGCAGCGGCTTTAGCTTTCTTGGCAGCTAATTTCGCTTTCATTGCAGCAACTCTATCTGATGTTCCGGTTTCTGCAACGGGCTTGACATCAACCGGTGCATCACCAGAAGTAGAAACAGAATCCTCTGATTTTTTAGCACCACGGGAATTAGTTAATGCAGATTTATCGGTATCAGTTTTTTTGCGATTTTTAAACCGATCCTTCAATGAACCCCCAGATGCATCATTCGTTGCAGAACCACGAGATTTAGCTTCTGGCTTGCGAGGTTTCAATCCATATTCTTCCCATTCTGGTCTCCATAGACCATCACCTGTGCCTAGTGCATAATCAATACTCACCTGTGCCATTTCTGCCATAACCTCATATTGTTCATCGGTTGGGCGTTTTGGCAGATACTTGGTAAGATCAATCAAACCATGTTCAGCTATATATGTGATTTGAGCATCAGTCAATGCCGTTTGTTTCAAATTCCATTGGCCGGTCTCATAATTGTTGAAACCATTTTTGGTAGTTTTNCGGATAATATAATTATGNCCATTGAACAATGACAGAAATTCATCCTCATCCATACCGTCTGGAACAACTCCATTTGCCATACTACGAATATCATCAATATCATATTCACCGGTGGGGAGCGCATCGAAACCGGAACTTGGATCAGTAACCGATGATTGGATTAAAGAGAACAACGATTTTGGAAATTTCATAGGCACCAATTCATCTGGATTTTGCTGTGAGGTTCCGCCTTTGATAACAAATCCTTGGAATAGATATGAATACCTAATCCAAAATTTGAGTGCAACCTTTTCCAAAGCCTCACCCTCTTCAGATGCACCGGAATCTTTGAGTTCATCCGCCTGTTTAAATAAATCACGTGTGATGTTCGCAACTGGGCATTTTCCTTCACCAGGCTTGGTATACATTTCAAGACATGGTACTGTAAATTTCCAAATTTCTTCATCATTATCTGGATTTACAAATTCTAATGCAATCCGTTTATCGGCAGTCCAGAAACCACCAGTTAACTCATCTTCATATAATGCAAGACGAACTGTTGCAGTATCACCCACATTCATATCACCCATTGGAGACCATATATTGTTCCCACCACTTGGTGTACGTTCGTTAATTCCAGCTCTCATTCCTTTTAGTGTTAANCTAGCCATGTGTTTGTTTCCTTATGTTAGCTATGTTAGTTTCATTGTGTTAGTNAGTTTGTTNACACACCAGTTGATCCAAAGCCACCTTCCCCACGGTCAGTTTGATTTAAATCATCAACTTGAATTAAATCAGCCTGAAAGACAGGACAAATGACTATTTGGGCAATTCTCATTCCTCGCTCAACCTTAAATCTACGTCCAGATAGGTTAGTAAGAAGAACTTTGATCTCGCCACGATAATCGGCATCAATGGTCCCCGGTGTGTTGGTTACAGTGATACCGTGTTTTGCTGCTAAACCAGATCGCGGTCTGACTTGTGCCTCAAAACCAGCCGGAACAGCAATTGCAATACCAGTAGGTATTACCGCTGATGCTCCAATACTATTTAGGAAAATTGGTTTATCAATTGCTGCATAAACGTCAAATCCAGAAGCTAATTTACTTTGATGTGATGGCATAGAAAGCCCATCACTGTGTGGGAGCATTTTGATAGGGAGTGGAATGGTGTTGTGTGCTCCATTGATATTGTTTATAGCAATACCATGACCAAACTGTTCAGCAATATCTAGCATTGCCCCAATAGTTTCAATAGTATCTTCATTATCATTAGATGATCCATTCATATCTTCCAGTGTTACCATTTGCGTGTCATTCATATTCATATCCTCATTGATATCAGTTATATTGGTAGATGGGGTTTTAATTTCAAGATCAAAAGATTTATTATATTGATTTTCTAACTTGATAATATGGTCACTAGATATTTGATAGTCAACAATCGGTTGGTACCCAGATTGATGCTTAAATCGTATAATCATCATTTGGGTTAAATTGGTTAATGCTCTCATGATTACGATATATATCAGTATTATTACATTTCAACCAGAAACATCACATCACCGGCAACATTGGTTGATTATCAGGATGTGTTTCATCATCTGGATCATAATCTTCATCCACCGTCACTTTAATATAATCATCAAGATCGGGTTCTTGATCACGTATCTCGTCTATAAGATGGCAGATTAACACACAAGACATTACGATATCATCTTTAGACCCTTCTTTTGCAGCCCATGACGGACCAGTCCTGACAAAGTTCTTTAATTGGCTAGATAAAAATTTTGAACGTACCATGAATAAATTTCGTTCAACTAACTGTTTAAATTCTTGAGCATATCTGCGTTTAGATGCATTTGTTGTGACCAATCCCCTATATGCGCTGATTGCGGCCTTGTTGGATTCACCACGAGCGTTCATAGATATTGCAGAACTATCAATTAACCAACCGGGAAATTTTTCTTCACCAACACGTTCAATGATCCTAATAATGCCAATCCCAATAGAATTTCGTTCTACACTATAATACGTATTGTTAACCCCATCATGATTGGGATCATTATTCTGTAAATCGTCTATTTTGCATAATACACGTCTAAGCATTCTGGCTTGTTCATCTTGATCAGATTCGTTATCATTCCATTCAGCAACTTGTACCAATGATGGAATTTCCCATACCTGAATGGCACAATCATCACCATTACCATCACCAGATGGGTCCATAACAACTGCATATGGTGTATTGGGACGTATTTGCTCATACCACCGCACACCCCATTTGTCAACAAATCTTGGGTCTCTGACTGTATTACGAAAGGATGCAAGTTTGGCACCGCTAATCAAAGTGTTGTCACCAGAAATAAAACAACATTCATACTCACGCATCCACTCTTCATGTGTTAGACCAGATCGAAGTTGAACATTTTTGAATGCAGACCCACGATATTTTAATATGTTACCATGCTTATCCAGCTTATCTGGAACACTTGTCCAGTGGGCGTGGAAACTAACAAATGTTAATTCTTCATCTTCATCTTCATCTTCATCGGTTATCGTATTAGATAATAAATGCATCTTTTCTTCAATAAGATCAGTTTCATATATGGTTTCATATGTCTCTGTAGTAGTATCGGTAACCGCATATCGTTTAGCAAGCTTATCTTCCCATACATCACTAAGTGGCGAGGGTTTTGCATTGAACCATAATTGAGCAAATTTGGCCTCATCATGATCAGGGGTAGATGTTATTATACAATCACCTCCGGTTGAAAGTGCTGCAAAGATTGACACCCAGAATTGAGAAGCAATTCCTGGAGCCACATATGCAAATTCATCGAGATAGACCAAACTAGGTGATTTACCACGACCAGATGTCTTGGTAGTAGCTGATGTCATGACTTTTGATCCATTATCAAAAACCTTAGTTTTCACATCATTTTTTGATATACCCGCTTTAAGAAACCACGGAAGTTCCTCATAAGCATAATAAAGGCGTTCCATAATCTCATCTGCACCCCCTTGGTCTTTGGATGCGATGAATATAGTATAATCATCATTGAACATAGCCTTCCATAGAAGATATGCAGCAGCAGTTGCTGTTTTCCCGCACTGTCTGGATAACATCGAGATACACCGCGTATTATTCATGTATGTTTTAATCAATCGTTCTTGGAATTCATACAAATTAAAGGGAAGTGCACCGTGTTTGGGGTGTTTAAGTTTCACATATGTTTTAATAAAATATATTGGGTCCCTTGCACATTTCGCAATTTCTTTAACCTGTGCAAGTGTGAAGTTTTGCTTATACCCCTTTGGTTTGGCTTTTTTACCATCAAGTTCTTCAGGAGTCATTTCCCATTCAATCATGTTAATACCATTGTTATCTACTATGATATTTATGAAAATATGAAAATTTAAACCAAACTCATAATCTCATTAAATATATTATATAAAACGATCCTTGGGCAATCCGGTACGATTGGCAATAATTTCTACAGCTTTCAATTTAGCAGTTTCTTGATTATCGGCCCTAACTACAACTGAATGTTCTTTACCAGAATCTTGATCAACCAATTTAACGGTCATTGTTTTTACCCGATCACGTACCCCAGCATCTTCAGGGTCCTTCTGCATCTCTGTTTCAGGATACTTAATCGAGTATTCTATAACACCATCACTTGTATCTTCCTTGATGATCACAGCTTTATGTACTTTATTAATATATCCATAATTATCAGGACATTTATGAAATGGACCCATAATTGTACCATGATGGCGTCCGGTGCTTTCTACTATATAGAACCCACGTGGAACTGCTTTACCAACTATTTTTGAAACTTCACGATGACTGGCAACAGCACCCTCATATACATCACGAATGATATTACCAGCACGCTTGGTAGCGATATCTTTCATCAAATCACTTACTAATGAATCTGCACGTGATTGCCCCACTTCTTCCTGTGCATCTTTGCTGTCCACTTCAATAGGATAAGCATGTTGTTCTGCATCAGCACCATCCATAATAACCTTATCATTTTTATCAACAAATTTTAATCTATCATCATTAATACGAGTGAACAGTGCCACAGATTGAACCGCAGACATAGAACTAATGGGGCTTGACATGATAACTTTATCAAAATATAAGGGGGCAAACGGATATTTAGAAAAATTCGACTTATCATTAATTTTTGTTTGAACTCCATTTGGTTCTATACTGATTAATCCATGTTTCTTCAATGCAAGTCTGATTTTACCAAGCACTTCATCAGTATGAATATTCTCCACTGATACTAATTTGTACTCATATGTTTCTTCTGTTTCTAATAGATGTGCGAAAAAAGGTTTCATATTAACTTATCCCATGCTTATACAGTAGTATTTAGTATCTCAATGATTATTCATCATCGTCATCAACCGCCATTGCTGATATTAAATCTTCTCTTGATCCAAAGTAGAAATTATTTGTTGTATCACCGATATCGGATTTTTTATTGGGTGCCACAAACTCAGCCTCTTTCAGCCTCATTTTCTTCTTATCATCTTGGGTTTTTAATTTAACTTTTATTGCATCTAGTGCAATACCGAGTGTAGCATTAGCTACCTCAATATTTCTGGATCGGTATTTTGGTTCAATTGATCCAATTTCATCAAATAGTGTTTCTTGATATCCCAATGAAAAATCAATTACTTTTTGTAACTCATATTCCCCCTGCAATTGTTTTCGGTCAATATCTTTCATAGGTGGGAGATTATCATTATCAACCGTGACAATCTCGTGAGGGGGTATCTCAACAATTTCAGTAGCTGTTTCTTCTGGAATGTCCATTCCCAATATTGATGCCATATTCTTATTAATCATGCTTTTTTAGTCCTCACGGTTCGCCTAATTCGTCTAGCCCGACCTATCCGACTAGCCATAGTAGTATTGACACCACGCTTGGTAGCTTTTCTACTATTTGGGGATTTTGCTGGTTTTTTAAAGGCTTTACCAACTGATACTTTTGTAGCATATGTTTGTTTAAACTGTTTAACTGGATGTAATCGCGGATTCCGGTTCTCATGAAAGGAGAATATATCCTTTTCATTTAGTACCACAAACTCCGCCGAATGTCTATCTGCCCACATTGATGCAGCAGTCCATTTGGCCCTGTTCCGTGCAATCAATGCAGCATCATGACTATTCCTTGCATGATCATCTAATTGCTCATGCATCGGTTTAATTTCAAATACAAAATGCTTAGATAACCCATCTTTCTGGGCAACCTCTACAAAAAAGTCTGGTATATATACTTTTTGTTTACCAGTCAACGGATCACGATAAGGCACTTTGGTGGCCTCATATGACCAACTCAAGACACTCGGAAATAAATCACAACTTTTTGCAAATTCCAATTCCCACGAAGACTTTAATATTAACTCACCAGCACCACCCATATGTTTTTCGGGATTTACTGGGGTATATCCATATGTTCTATACTTAGCCATATCACCCCAAGTTTAATGTTCGTGCGGTTAGTGCAGCAATGTATTCCGATGATATAGCAACATTCCCACCCACTGATGTATTTTTGACAGTTGTATTTGCAATTGGAATATTCGCAACGTTTGCAAAAGATATATTATCAGATGAGGTGCCTAAAATACCTTCAACGGACTTTATTAATCCAATATTTTGATTAATGGGGAACCCAGTACCAATGGTAGAATCCGATGGGGTTGGTTGTGCTGTTGTATTCATATTTGCATGTCCACCAACATTATATGACGTGGTACTAGATACAGTCCCTAATTGGACATTTATGGCATCATGGAAACTACTGTTATTAAGTCCGGTAAGATGATAATAGCCTTCATAATCGAAATTAAAGGTAACACCCATTTGCCCCTCTCTATCTTCATAGTTTAATGCTTCATGATTAATGGAAGTAATCATTGGATATATGTAAGTGTATATATTCACCGAATCGGGATCGGCACCTAAATCAAAAATACGGATCGCATCAAAAAAATGTCTTCCATTGTTTGCTTTCAATGTCATTCCAAGACTCGCTCTTGTTGTTTGTTCAGCACGTACATCACTACCGTATAATGGATTAGCAGATCGAAATTCATCTATTGATGTATTCGCAGGTGATCCATTCGCAACACTGGTTGCTCCTATTGTGCCCTCATGTTGATAATATGCTCTGTATTCTCTCCATAATGCCAATGACATTGATGAATTATCATCATGAAAATTCATAGATGCAGATGCATAATCGGTACGGGTTGGAACCAATACATGTTTATTATATGACCGCAATTTTTCAACATTAAATGTAATCTGTGGATGATCTATTGATCGTAATGCTGCATAAATCCTTCCATTATGTAGAAACTCTGGAAGATTGGTTTGCATCCGATCAGACTGTAATGCCATCTCATTAATGAAGAATTCCACAACAAATGTAAATTTATTGCGTGGGTAAACAATAGTATGTCTGCTGGGACCACGTGGGGTTTGTGTGCCCCGAACTGCCATTGCATGATTATGGAATGGCCATCCTTGTCCTCCTTCATTAACTGCCATAAAAAAAATCCCCTTTCCCTAAGTATATTTATGGTTTTTACAGAAGGATATCATAGTGGAAGTTAAGGTCAAAGATAATAACGTCATGCAAGCATTTAGGAAGCTCAAAAAGAAACTCCATAACGAAGACGTTATTCAGGATATTAAAGATAGAAAATTTTATATCAAACCGTCTGAAAAACGACGATTAAAACGCAAAGATGCAATTCAGAGAAGTCACAAAGAACAAAGTCAAAGACGTTTGATGGATTAGAATAGTATTACCAATTCATCTCTTAGATTATATGGAAACCGGAAGTATTGAACAAAATCAAATACTTCCGGTTATGAAATATTATCAGGCAAATGTTAATGCTGCATTCACCGATGCACCACCGGTAGTAGTTCCAGTAGTTCCATTTACAGATACAGATAGACCCGAAGAACGAATACCAGACCCACTAGGTGCTCCAACACCAGTGGAAATAGAACCAGCTTGTGCTTGAATTTCTTCAGTATGTGAGAATGTTCCCATACGGTTATTATCCTGATCGAGTGTGATAACATTATCATACCGGAAAGCGACCGAAATCTCTTTTGGATTAGCTTGGTCGTATGCCATCTCTCCATCTGTCATCGTTACCAACGTACATCCGGCATAGCAGTACTTGCGAATAATATTAGGATCAGATGCAGACCCACCAGCAGAAGCACCACCAGCTAAAATATCCACATCCATTTCGAATTTGTAATTTTCACCCGCTCTACTCATTGTCTGGTCAAAAAAGTTTTTCTGTTTAGCTACCTGATTCTCAATACGTTTTCTCACGGAGTTGGTGATGTCATCAACAAAGACCATTGTTCCCTCACCCCATTCACCACGTGTTTGAATATAAACCGCACTAACATAACTATACAACGTAGACATAGTAAATGTTACTGTTGGTAATGTAATTCTTTTTGCCATCCTAGTAACATCATATGGGGCTGGTTCTGAACTAGCACCAAAATTGTGTGTTAATACTCTCCAGTGCGTGGTTAAAATGGGCTGTAATACTGCACCCCTATCTCCATTCAAGCCCGGAACTCCGAAGTGTGATAACGAATTGACTGACATTTTGGTGTACTCCCACTAAATCATTGTTGGCAACATAAATATATTCATGTTATTCTACTCAGTAGTATTTAGGGCGATTTGGTAGAGAGATTGGCATGTGCGTATAAACCGTGCAAAAATTCTAAAAAACGTATCATTGATGATGAATCACATCCAACTCAGGGTTATAATAAGATTTGGGATTGTGGATATCGAAAAATGGTTAAATTAATTTGTTCATCCATAGTAGAAATATGGCATGCCCTGTTCTATACTAATTGACATTACATCAATTAAATCATCACCGCGTGCTAGAGATATCAATGCTTTGATTGTATCGGGGTGAGATATTATTAATATATTTTTATTCAATTTTAATTCTGCAATGACAGGAGAAAACCAATCTCTCAATCTATCTTGCACGTCTGCAATAGATTCTCCATGCAGGGGTGGCTCAAACGGATCGCGGTCCCATGCCTTATATTGTTTGGGACTCATGCCCTTTCTAATAGAACTATATGTTTTACCCTCATACGATCCACCAGACCGCTCTCTAAGCTCTTCAACCAACATCCATGGGGTATCACCCTGTCTAGCGTTCATAACGGTCCTGAGCGTCCTCTGAGCCGTATATAAATCACTAGAATATATCTGATCAAAGTGATAAACTGATAATGTTTCTGCTGCATCTCTAATTTGTTCCAGTCCAAGACTAGTGAAAGGCGAATCCCCACGGCCAAGGAAAACTTTATCCAAGTCACTTTGTGTTTGACCATGTGAAAGAAGTACCAACATCAACAAACAACCATTTCAGAGACTATCCACGGTTTTCCAGCAATTCTATTATTGTATAATGTGCTTATTTTATCCAACCATTCGTCTTTTAGATATGCTTGTGTTAACAATTCTTCAAACAATTCTTCTATCGTATCTTGGGTATCCTCATCACTAATATATTTATCTATAAATTCTTCGGGGGTATATACCGTTCCGATGAAATTGGGTGGATCAGTTTGTTCACCTACATCAGCCAATACTATACCTCTTACCACTCGGATATCATCATCTGTAAAAAACCCCAACGAGTGATCTGTAGGGTGGTTTGGTATAGTACATTCCACATAAAACTTAATAGCAATACGTTCAATATTACCATCAACCTTACGAGAATCCATTCCCCCAATATATGCGGTATGACCTAACGCATCAACTGTTTGTTCAACGGTAATATCGGAACTCTCAAGAATATCAGAAACTATTCTAGCTATATTATCTTTATCATGCATATTATATACAAAACCCCATACAGATATTTTACGTTTCTACCTCTGATAACATAATATTACTTTTTTGGAATTATTTCAAGTTTAGTCCAACCATCCTTATTCAGAATTTCATTTACCTCATCTGTGATTTCCGCTGATGACCCCTCAGAAATGAATGGTCGGGAATTTCCAGTCATGTATACGTGCAGTTCTAAAACTTCTGAGACAGCTTCTTTAATACCTGCAAGTCTTTTAAGATTATCCATGTTATTCATTATTTTATATCTCAAATTACTATATATTTATAGATTCCGCTCAAGAAAAACCCAGTTGCTTTAGCTGCTGGGTAGTTCACATGGTACTGGTGCCAGTTCACCGCATTGATGTTCTGGTATATCAACTAGAGGCAAAGTCTGATGAGGAATATTAATAGTTTCCGTATCCATAGGAACTGGATTAGCATGCTTGATGCATGCTGATAACAATACTAATAGTACGACCAAATATCTCATCAGTGACCTCCAATATTAGATTGTAATGTAAACTTCAAGTTTCCACAATCCCAAATTCGATCATATCCATTATTTTTCATAATTTCCCATTCCGTTCTTTCGGGATTAGCATCAAACATCTCAACAACTACAGCTTTTCTAAAACCAAACCTATGTTTACGTGTGGTGTAACTATCCACATGCATGTACCAGTAATTCGGTGGTGAAATATGTGATAGATCAAATCCTAATTTTTTATACAAATCTCCATCAGACCACCGCAGATCGGCATAGGATATGATGAACCCATGATAACCCCGTTGAAAGTGTTTTAATAATTTACTAGCTATACCAGCATATGTTTTTCCATCAGTGGCAAATCTAACCAACTCCACCCCATCACCAGAACCCCCCAGAGATTTACGACTGGGATTAAATGTCATTATTGCAACAAGTTGTTCTCCGTTAAAAGCACCCAGCCTATATTTCATATGTTTAGTAGACCCTTGTATATGATATGTATTACAAAAATCACGTGCAGTTTGAAAATCAATTTCATGAATATTCAATTTACGAGCGCCAACGCCATGTTCTGATTTTCCGAGAATATTCTTTAATCTCGAAACTACAATGGAATTTTTGTTTATCCATTCATCTTCAAAAATTGTTAGCAATCTATACCCAGAAGCCATTGCTCGTTGGTACTTATCTAAGTGGTATTTGCGTCCCTTTCCTTGCAATTCGCTATGCCAATAGTTTCCACAATATTCTATGGCTATGTTATGACTGGGAATAACAATATCCAATTCTTTTGGTTTGATAATATTTCGATCATTTCTAATATAAGAAATATTCAACGTGTCTAAAAGAGTACAAATTTCAGTTTCGGCTTTTGAAACACCATGTGAACACTGTGGACACCCCATATACCCCCGTAAATGGGCATATGGCGATTGAGTGAACAACTCATCATGCTCCACGCATCTTAGTTTGATTGGATAATTGTTATTTCGATAATGCACATGAGAATAGTCAAACTTATCCCCATGTACTTCAACGGCTTGTTCAATAAACTTTTCTAATGACTTACGTTTACTAGCAGCACTTTTAGCATCCCCACATGATGGACACCCGCGACCGGTCCTATGATCAGTTGCAGCTTGTGTAAACCACCCATGGGTGGGGCATTTTATATTGAGGATTGTTGATTGTAATTCAAATCTGTCTGGAACTTCATATGCATATTTATCGTGGTGCATATCCGTAGAATCATCTAGAAATGTTTGCCAATCAATTCGTTGAGTATCAATATATAATTGATGTTTCCTTTTAGCACATTCAGGACAACATTCTACACCTGATAACAAATTACTAGCAACTGTATCAAAAATTAAATTATGTTCTATACACCGTACCTCTACAGGTTGGTTTATTTTATGATACTCGGTTTCTGTTAAATCATATTTTTCAGGATGTATTTCTTTAACCCTATTCAGAAAGACATCTTGTGGCATTGTGTTTTTGTTGGCACCATTTAAATTTCCACAAATGGGACAACCTTGATGATTGTTTAGATGATTTCCCGGCGTTTTTAAATATTCTCCATGTTCCGGACATACAATGATAACCGGTGTAGCCGAATTCACATACACCACCTTTGAATAATCATATTTGTCACCGTATATTATTCTAGCTTTGGAAATGAATTCGGTAGTATTACTCAATCTACTTGCTATTCGTTTGGCCTTACCACACTCAGGACATCCAGACCCACCCCTAAGATGAGTCTTGGGAACCACCATAAAATCTCCATGTTCCGAACATGTCACAGTGACCCGAAATTGAAGATTCCGTCCACACACAGTTTTGTCATAGTTATACTCAGGATATAATTCCTGTGCCTTTGTTATAAATTTTTTGGTTCTTTTATCCAAATTAAAATACTCCACGTTCTCACGCAGAGTATTTAGCTATTTACCCCATCATTGTCAATAGAGTTTTAGTATCTTCTTTTTTAATCTAATGTTTTCAATTAGAAAGTGAACTCATCACCGGTATTTAGTAAGGTAATTGGGATATAAATAAACTCAATCGACTTAGCTGGACGGATCGCGATATCAACATACAGAGAATTCGAATCGATAACAGCGGGTGGATTATTTGATTCATCACAACGGGCTGCATAGTCATATACCGCTCTCAATGATTTTAATCCGGCCAGATATCTCTCTGCGGTCACCTGTACTGTACGACGAGTTACTGGATCATTAATTTCAAACAAGAATGGTTCCATCATTCGTGCTAGATCATATTTCATTTTAGCAACCAATCTGGCCACGTTAATCCGATCCAATGCTGATGTTACAGATGAGAATGTTTTTTGTCCATAAATTACCAAACCCGCACTTGGTTTATACATAATAGGATTGATTGCATTTTCATACATGATATCTCTCATTGATGTAATGAGTTGTACAGGGGTGTAATCACCAGCATCATTAAGATATCCAACAGATGATGCATTATCAACCCGTCCACGATTCAGCCCAGCGGGTGGGAACCATGGTGCAGCAACACTGTCAGAGTATGCAATCGTGCGCAATGCCATATGGGATGGTGGTACCATAACATTCAAACCACCAATATCTGTTCCTAATCCCCATGGAGAATAAAATGCAGCGTATGGTGATTTAGCTGAAGAAAATCCCTCTTCACCGGTTGATGTTACATTACGAGCATTTGTTGCCCATTCTGCTATAGTAATTTCACGACCTGTTGGGATACCAGATGGGATTGTGAATTTAGGAGTATCCCCAACAATAAATGCAACTTCATTGTTATCACTATTGAGTGCCAACAATTCATCGTATACTTCAGGATATCCCGGTGCTGCAATAAGTTGGAAATAATTTACATCAGCCCTAGCATCGGTATTTGATACCACTGCCTCCTGCATAGCAGTTACAACCATTGCTCTAACAGCTTTGCGCCCAAATTTATTACCGGCTGCTGGTTTCCAGTGGTTACCAGTTTCCGTAGTTACAACATAAGCACCACCAACCATTTTAACCGTATGTGCGGTATATGTTGAATCATATACTTTTACCGTATTTCTGGTTGATAGTTCTCCAGTATTAATCCAATATGTTCCATTTAGCACTGATGAAGCGTTTGGATCAGTACTTGAAATATTAACACTATCAGTGATATCGATCCATTGACTAGTCTGCCAACGCTTTACAATTGGGAAACTGTCAAAATGTGCTGTATCCGAAATATCAATCCAGATGGCACCATCTTGTGGTTGTGCTGGTGCTGATGCCGAAATAACCTTCTGGGTTGATGATGGGTTACTTACAGTAGTTGTAAGGACTGGGACCCATTGATTTCCAAAACCAACATCTGATCCTTCCACGTACATAGCAAAATCAGTATATGTTGCATCATACCATAATGTTCCATCAGTTGGTTCGGTCACTGGCTCTGATGCTTGCACAACTACCGGAAGCTGAATGAATTCTGTCCCAGTTCCCAAATATAATGGTCTAGCCCCAGTAGAATTAACCATAGACAAATCTTCCCATACCACACCTTCTGATGGTGTTGGTTGTGTAGTCTGTCTAATGACTGGAACTGTTACAAATACACCGTCAACCGCACGATATTTTGTTAATGAAAGGTTTGTACCACCCGCAGATGATGTAGTTTTATACCAATAATCTCCAGACGCTGCCCCAACCGGTGATGTTGCTGATACATGCAGATGGGTACCCGCTCCAAATGAAGTGGCCAAGTTTGCATCACTAGCAACCATCCAGACCCCATTGTCATTATATTTAATCAAACCATCTGAATTGGAATAGTCAAATGCCCAATCACCATTTGCACCATCGGTGCCACCAACTGGAGATGTTGTGTAGATAGACCAATTAACGGCGGTCCATGTTGTGCCATCGTATTTAAAAATACCACCTACCGCAGATGTGGTTTTAATCCAATATGTACCATCTGGGGGTGGGGATACCGGCTCTGTTGTAGTTGCAACCATATCACCCAAATCAATATCGGCTCTAATAATATATGCACGAGAACCACGTCCAAGAAATGAGTGAGCTGCCATCAGTCCATATTCGTTGGTTTCATCACCATGAACCGCAACACCCGCTGATGTAACAAATATTGGATTACCATAATTTTGTAGCAATTCACGCTGCGAAGTTACAATACGAAGTTTATTGGCTTCGGTTGTTCCTGCTGCTGTGCCACTACCATCTGGGGTTGTTTTATTGGTTCTAGTAGCAACTACAATAAGTGGTATTGTGGTTGGTGTAGGGGCGGCATAAATACTTTGGTCATTAACGTAAGCAATAGCACCTGCGGATGTAAGGGTTGGCATTAAAATATCTCCCATTATATAAACTTGCATTAGTATTTAGCTATTTAAAACACAACGGAATCACTATGGAGCAAAAACTCACAAATCTACTACATAATGTACCTAGTTCAGCAAGGCGGTCTCGGTTAATTAATGCCGATGGAGATATGTTGGAATATCTAAGGAAACGGTTTCCAAAAAGTAAATCCACAAACGAATCATTATATTTGTTTGAGCACCAGTATGAGAATCCAGTTTGTAGTTGTGGTAATCAAAGGCGATTTATCAATTCTGTTAAAGGATATGCCATTGGGTGCTCAGTTCGTTGTATTGATGTTATTAATGCCAGAGTTGTTCATGGAAAGAAATTATGGGCTAACTTAAATGATGAAGAGAAATCCGCCTTAACCAAAAAGCGAAAGGATGGTGTTATGAAAAAATATGGTGTAACAAATGTATTCGAACTTGATATGGTTAAAGACCAAATCAAAAACACAAATCTACAACGATATGGCACGGACCATGCCATGAGGAATTCTGATATTAAGCAAAAATGTAGACAAACTAATTTAGACCGGTATGGGGTAGAGAACCCAATGCAGAGCGCTGAGATCAGGGATAGAGGAAAACAAACCAATCTTCATCGGTATGGGGTAGAGAACCCAATGCAGAGCGCTGAGATCAGAGATAAGGNAAAAATGTAGACNAACTAATTTAGACCGGTATGGGGTAGAGAACCCATTCGAGTCCTTGTTAATACAAGACAAAATTAAAAATACTAATATTCATCGGTATGGGGTAGAGAACCCAATGCAAAATGCTGAGATCAGAGATAAGGGAAAAATTACGAATTTAGACCGGTATGGGGTCGAAAACCCAATGCAAAATGCTGAGATCAGGGATAGACAACAATCTAATTTGCAGTCACTATATCTCAACAAGTTCAGTGATTATACTAGAAGAGTTCTCACCACTCCTGATTTAATGGAAGAATTATTAACCAAGCATGGAAGCTATACAGCGCTGGCTGATATCCTTGGTGATGTCATATACTCAACCATAGCACGTCATGCAAGAAATATGGGTATATCACATGAGACAAAAGTATCGTCTGGTGAATTGGGAATACGAAACCTAATGGAATCATTGAATGTCAATTATGTTAGTAATACCAGAAACATAATCAAGCCACATGAATTAGATTGTTACATTCCAGAACAAAAAATAGCCATAGAATATAATGGATTGTATTGGCATTGTGACAAATTCAAGGCAGATGATTATCATCAATCGAAATATTTAAAATGCAAGGACCTCGGTATACAATTGATTACAATCTTTGAAGATGAATGGTTGAATAAACCAGATATTGTTAAATCAATAATCAAGACCAAACTAGGAATAATAGACTATAAGTATGATGCAAGGAAAAGCATAATTCATATTGTAAAATCGCCATTATTTAAAAAGTACCACCTACATGGCGATGGCAACTATTCGATCTGTTATAATCTTGAGATTGGTGATCGGATTATAATGTCAATGTCATTTAGTAAGAGCAATCCTGCCAGATCGGAAAAAGGATGGGCCATAGATCGTTTAGTAACAATACCAAATACTATAGTACGGGGTGGGGCTTCTAAATTATTTAATGCATTTATCAAAGATCATCCAGATGTCATGGAGATTAGTACCTATAGTGATGCTAGATACGGAGATGGTAATGTCTATATGAAATTAGGATTTGAATATATGGGATTATCAAAACCCGGATATTGGTGTTTGATTAATGATTATACTACAAGACTCCACCGATTTGGGTTCACTAAGAAGAAACTCATACAACGATTTGGATGCGATCCATCCCTTAGTGGTAGAGAGATGGATAAGCTTTGTGGTATATCTCGTATATATGATTGTGGAAATCATCGATATAGTTGGACAAGAAATTAACTATATTTGGGTTGGTGTTCG